CATTCGCACCACTAAAATAAACAGCGCTTGAGTCAAAAGTTTTTGAATCATCACTGTCTACTAATGCTTCCATAGGATAAGCACTTTGACCTGATTCATATTTAAGTTCCGCATTTTCTGCTGTTGGCATTTCGTTTCCCCTTAATTTATGAGAGTAAATGGGTCATGCCTATTGACCCTATAAGTAACATTTAATACAACTATAACACCGCAATATGGAGTTTGTCCACTACCAATTGCCGGAGTAACTTCAGCTTCTTCAAGTTGACTGACTATGCCACCCAAACTATGCGAAACGGCATCTGATACTGCAGGGGCAGATACATCCCTTTCCAAAGCTATCAAAATATCTGCTGATAACTTATTGGAAACATCAACAAAAACTTCATCCCTTGTTTTTGTATAAAATTCTATTATTATTGACATAACTCTTTGGCGAATCCCGCTATTCATTTTTTTCTCAAGAACATCACCTGTTGAATAAAAATTTATTGCTGGCATTTCATCATTTTGGAAAGGCTCTAAACTTGCTCTTTTTAATTTCAACAAATCATGAAAATATTCATTTGTAATAGTTATGTTGTTTAAACGTTCTTCAATTTTATCAAGTATTTGCGTTTGAACTGGAATAGACATTATAAACCTTCCAATAGAATATTATTTATATTAGATAATAATGTTGGCACTTCATCACTTGCTGATTTCATCATTTTTAAACGTGCTTTTATATAAACACTTTTTACTAACCAGAACATTGGAATACCACCTAACATAACTGCATATCTAGCCTTTGGCGCATTTATAGGTATTATATAACCACCTTCTGAAAATACAACAGTTGCGCTTTTTCTCATAACCCCCGCAGCAGTTTTATTTTGAGAACTTGGTATATTTAAAAATGGCCCACCTTGTAAATTAGAATATGCTTTTTTAGCAGTTATTGTTCCGCCAATTTCATGTATTGGCGCATAAATACTTTCAGTATCAACTTTGCCAGATAAAGTTTTAAGGCTTGTACCAATAACCCTTGTTTTTATACTTCTTGCTAAATTCCCAGTTCTACTTTGTAAATCATTAGCCCCAGTTTTCATTGGGCTTACAATTGCCTTTTGAACATTAAAAACTGATCTTGATACTTCTTTTTTTGCCTTATCAAACAAGTGTTTTGGAAAACCTTGTAAAAGATTTCTCACTTCATCAACACCTATTAAAATAACAGTATCATTAGCCATTAGAATCCAAGCTTTTTAGGGTGTAAATATTTATTTATTAGACTTTTAGTTTGCTCTAATAAAACATAACCTGGCAAACTAACTGTTCCGCCATCATTAGTGAAACTCTTTGCTGCAAGGTTATTGATATTTTGATATTCATAAGTTATTTGAAACAACTCTGCTCTATAGATAGCAGATGGAATATTTTTAAATCCACCTTTTGTAACTATTTCCCACTTGCCACTAGCATTGGAATTTAATGTTATGCCAAGTTTATCTATCGTATAATTTGTAACAGCCACCCCATCAATTTTCACAGATGTTACACTGGTTATGGGTAGATTTTCCAAATCAATATGATTCTCATTATTGATAAATCCTGATTCTGATAATTTTTCAATTCCACCTAATCTTCTACCAGCGTAGTCTTCAAGAGCAACATGAACACTATCTTGTATTATCGCAAGATTTGGATAATCTGTAATAGCATCTTTAGAAAGACTAAGGACACTTTTTAAATCATCAAAAGAAACAATAGTTGGCATAATAATATCCCAAATTTAAAACTAATTAATCAAGATCAATATCATCATCTAAATCAACATCAGATAATTCATATCCTTCTTCGCCAAGCACTTCCATAATATCTGGAGTAGCATCAATCTCTTGGCCTTTCTTATATTCAATTACATTAATACCATCAGTACTTATTTTACAATCACTACTAACCATTATCTTTGTCTTTGACATAGCAATAACTCCAATATTAAATTAATTTAAGTCTAGCATGATAGTGCTAGACTCAACTTACTAATCAATAAAAAAATTAATTATAGATCAGTTGGTATAACAGTACGCAATGGTCCAAGTACAGAAGTAATACCATAAACAACAGCATCAACAGTTACAACTGCAACTACACGACTATAGCGACCTTGAGGATTCACAACATTAAGTTGAGCAATTCCAGCAGCTGATAATTCTGTAATCGAGGTATCATTTCCACTGGCTCCATCTTCATCAGTCCAATCAGAGTCATTATCACTATATTGTAATTTAGCATTCAATAAAGCACCAGCAGCAAAAGTTCCAGCATTAATCATAAATGAAGCAGAATTTGCTTTTGAATGGTCAACAGAAGCACTATTATCAGTACCAACAGCCTGGGAAGTTGCAGCTAAAGCAGCAGCTAAAGTATAGCCAGATTTTATATCTCTTAACATTTTATTTTCTCCAAAATAATGTAAAGTTAAATTATGCGTTAGTTTTCACTAACGCAAAATTAATTATGTTCCAACTTTCACAACTTGGAATGCTTCAGGAAGGACAACTTGACCACCAGTTCTACGCTTAACAATAAAACCAGTTTGATCATATTCTGCATAACGCTCAGTTAAACGTTGTACAGTTACCCCTTTACGATCACGGATGCGATAGCCACGTTTAAAATCACCAACAATAATTGGCAACAAACCATTAACATTAGCATCTGGTAACCCTTCAGGATTAATCACAGGCTTGCCAAGTAAAGTAGCTGGCTTTCCAATTTGAACAGGAGGCTGCCACAAATACTGGCCATTATCATCCTTGAGTTGGCGAACTTGACCTTCAATAGTAGAATTAAAAGCAAAAGTTGCATTTCTGCGATAAGTTGCTTTCAGCTTATATAGAGCTGTAATTAAAACATCAATACCATTGTGAGTATCATCATTTAATGCACCTGAAACACCCGTAACAGTGAAGTTTGCAGCAACACTTTCATTAGTCAAAATACCTTGTGGGCTTTTGTCACCAGCACCAACAGCGAAAGCATCATCTTCAGCTTCTGAAATAGCATCTGAAAACGCCATACTTAACTCACCCCAGATATCAGCAGCAGCATCTTCCAGAGTATTGTTATGGATTAAAGTTAATGCCTTCAGATCAAAAATCTGAATAGTATGGCCACCAGCTTCAAGTTCTTGCTGAGTTAGAGCCAAACCAGTAACACCCCAAGCAACTTTAGGCTTGGCAAGCGCAGACAAGTAAACTGAATCACGGCTAGTTGGACGAGCACCAACAACTGGACGAATTGCAGATTCGTCATAGGCATTCATAATTATAGTATTTTCAAAGTCCATAGGAACAAGGAAGCCACCATCAGAATCAGAAGAGTTGGCAAGAGCACGTTTTTCTTCAATTGACATTTGAGTAGAAGCATTTTCACCAGCACCATAACGAATGAACTTTTCAAAAGCACTACGAAGTAATAATGCTTCAGGGTCATCTGTATTTTTAGGGTCTGCAAAACCTGCTGGAGCAGGACGCTTTGAAGCAACCAAAAGGTCATCATACAAAGAACGTAGCTCATCAATTTGAGTATTTGCTTTGTTGATAGATTCTGTTACAATAGGGTCACCTTCAGCACTACGACCTTCGTTGATTTGTTCAAATTTCTTATCAACATATTTGTGTAATGCTTCAGTAGTTGTCTTCATTTCATCTAAGACAGTTTGCATAGTTGGACTAGGCATTTTATTAATCTCCAATTAAATTTTTACGAAAATCATTCAAATAAGCAACAACATCATCGGCTTCATCATGAAGTGATTTTTGTAATAGTGCTTCAATTCGAGTGGCCTCAGCAGGATTGATACCTGCTCTTAGTTCATTACAAAGTGTCTCAACGGCTTTGCTTCGTACTGAATCATGTGATGCTTTTATTTCATCGCTTAATTCAGCTAAATGATTACAATCGGCTAACGTCTTGCCAGACTGTAGTGACCGTAAATCATCTAATGTAAATGATGTTTCCTGTGCAATATTTTCCACAGTTAGCTCATTGTCCTTACAATGGTTTCTAAATGAGTTTGCTAATTCATTTCCAAAATTAACATCCATTCTAACACCACCAGAGCGCATATCAATAATTTCTTGAGCCCATTGGTTATAGGCAGTAGAAAAATCACTTGTTGCTTTATTTATTAAATTAGCTATATCTTCAACAGAAGAATCACCCCACCAGATATCATCTAACGTAATATCTAGGGAAGATAATAGCCGATAGCCTCTAGCTCTTAGCTCTCTAGCCTCGTCAGTTTCTGAGAAGTCTTCAGAGCGAACACCTGTTATTTGTGAAGCAGGATTTGACTCAAACACTACAGGTGAAACCTCTCCAAGCATTACTTCAGTAATAACTTGAATACCCTGTTCAAACTTCTGTTTAATTGTTCTAAACCCAAAACTAAAACAATCAATAGCACCACCCTTGATTAATTGTAGCGTCTCATCTGCTTTGTTAACGCCAGAGATAAGCTGAGCACGAATAAATAACCCATGATCATCTTCTCGTATTTCTGTTAGCTTTCCAATTGGTTGTCCTGTATCATGATTCCACAAAACTTTGATTTTATTCATACGATTTTCAATAGTTTTGCTGAAAGCACCTTTTTGAAATCTCGAATTAAAAGAATCAACTGTATCCCAAACAGCTACATATCCTTCAATAATGCCTTCATCTTCATCAGATAAAGCTCGCAGTTCTTGCACCAGACTAAGGTGCTTAAATTTATTTTCTTTTGGCATTTTTAATCCACCCTAAATGTCATAAAACAATCACAGTTAACTCTATCCGCAACAGAAATTTGCGGGTCTAATGGAAATCTTGGGCCAACAGAGCTACCAAGTTGTATTGAGAATCTCTCCTCAATACCAACTTCATCTCCAGACCTTGCTATGTGCCCAGACCTTGTTTTTGCTCCGGCAGTTTCCCAAGTTTTATAATCTGCTCCAGCAACTCTAGCTGAAGATATTTGACCAATACTTGCTGCTGTTCCAACTTCTGTTCTTGCTATTCTTGCTGCTCTATTTGGAGAAAAAACACCAGTATCATCCAATGCTCTTCTTAACTCATCGGTGTTAAAACCTCTTTCAGCAGCGTTTCTAACTTGATCAGTGATTATTCTTATTGTAGACTCATCTATGTTAGATGCTTCACTTAAAATATATTGTTCTTCCAATAAAAATTCTTCAATTAATCTATCTTCAAGAACACCACGAGTTTCAAAATTTAATTTTTCACCACGTTGATTTGTAACAACAGTATTGGAAAATTGTGCAGCAACACTAATAGTAACATTTTTAACAAGATCAATTAATTCTTGTCTCATATTTTTAACAGCTTCTATAGGGTCTTCTTTTCCTTCTAATGCTATGTATACAGCATCTTCTTGCTTATTTAAAAATCTAGTGAAAGCATCTTTCACTGGCCCATCTGCTATTTTATTTCTTTTAAGTAATTCGCTTTTAGCACTTCTTTTTTCATTTGGTATTAATTTTAATTTTCTTTCTTCAGTTGTATTATTTATTTTAGTTGGTTCTTTTCCATTAAAAGACAAATCCCAACCATTGAATTCATTAAATCCTAATTCAAATTTTTCATTTAATTGTTCAAATGGAACACCCATATCAAAATAAACTTTTGATACATCAGCTTTTTCTTTTTCATTGCCACGTATTGCAGCAATATCAGATAAATCAAAATGTATATAGTGGCCATTTTCTCCAAGTTGATTTTTAAACGCCATCGTTAATTGCGTTGAAATCAATTGCAAAAGTGGTATTATTGTAGAGTCCCAAAATATTCTAAGAGATTCAGAATAATTATTGTATGTAGAACTTTCTTGCGCTCCTGCTAGTTGAGGAGGGACACCATATACTATAAAAATTTCATCACGATTAAACTTTCTTGAATTAAGAAAATCCATTTCTGTAGCAGTTAAACTCATACGTTGATATGTAGCATCTGAGCCTATAACAAGAGGTTTTTTGGCATTTAACATACCAGAAAACTTGCTCATTATTCTTTCCATTAAACTATCAGATTGATCTTTAGTTAATGGGGCTTTAAAAGTAAACACACCTTCAACAACACCTCTATTGTTCATAGCAGATGCGTTCCAAACTTGTTGCGCAACATCAGAGTCAACAGCTTTAGCACAAGCCTGTAAAGGTGAAATTCCAGTTAATGGATTTGCCGGATTCATCAAAGTAATTTGAGAAACAGAATCCTTATCATAATTTTCATCTTTTTCCCAAGTACCAGCATTATTTTTTATCTTATAACCACTTATGAACTCACTATTATCTGTACTCTCAACTGGTTTTATTTTATCTGGTGATATTGGCCACAATTCTTTTGTTTTTCTACTATTATCAACTTTTTTAAAATAAGCAACACCAGCTAATTCAATCCATTGAATCAATAATTCAAAAAATTGTTTTCTTGTTAAATATGGATGTGGATTTAATAATGTTTGTGTTATTGGGTGATCCCATTCAATTTCATTGTCTTTGTTTTTGACAACGAAAGGGGCGCTTGATGCATTTTGCGAAATTAATGATACTGCTTTATAAACCCAACCAGATGCTTCAAAGCCATCTTTAACTGCTTTTTGAATTGTCCAATCTGTCCAGATTATATCATCAGATGACACACGTATTGTATCAAAAGATGAAGCAGAATTTCGCTTTTTAAATATCATTGTTAACCTCTAATATCCTTATCCTCTATTATAACCTAGTCGTATAGGATATAATAGAAGTATTTTACTTTATTTAAAGTATTAGTAACGTCTTATATAACCCTTATAGATGAGCTTCTATTTCAAATTCAATTATTGTTGTATAAAATGAACCATCATCAAGGGTCACATTTAGTTGACCTTCCCAATCTCCGATTGGTGTTAGGTCACCATCAACAGTTTGATATCTTATAATAGAATCAGTGCCATCAGTTAAAAACTCACCAGAAACTTCTAAATTTGCAACACCATCAGGTCTTTTAAATACAATAGGCATAGCAGTAGCAGATGACACATCAACAGGAACTAAAACTGGTGGGTCTTGAGTTACATCACAAGTCTTAACTACAAATTCAATACTCTTACCAATATCATTTTCAAAATGATGAATAGGACAATCAGCCATTTTATAACTCCACTTTATTTCTTATTGCTTTACCAATAAGAACTTGTTCATTAATCTTAGTTGTGATTTGCACATCTTCTCTTAATAATTTATTTATTGTTACACTTTCCACAATACTCTTGCTGATATAAACATCAAATCTCATTCTATTAACAAATACACTGGTTATAGTAAATACATTAGCAATATCAGTCTCACTAGCAAGATTAATTAATGCTAATTTTGAAATCGTATTGGCTAACGCTTCATCAATTTCATAAGCAGAGTTAACAATTACAAAGCCTATTTGGGTAACAGCTTGAGCAATATCTTCTTCAGTAGACAATCCAATATGAGCAGTAAATCTATGGTCTATCGAATTTGATAAATCTACTTCTTGAGATTGAATTAATTCATATGTTCTATTTAAAGACATATCAAAAGATAAATCAGTTTCAAGAGATTGCCCAACATGACTGGTAAAAGAATGTATTATTAATAAACTTAAATCATCTTCTGTTGCTTGAATTATTTCTTTTAATTTTGATATATTATTTTCTAAACCAGAATCAATTTCATCAGCTATTATTATAGCTTTGGCTTTTGATTTATTTATATCAAAGCCAGAATCTGTTTCAAAAGAAGTATTAAAAGTATAATATTTTATTCTTGTTATGGCTAAACTATTATCAAATTCATTACCAAATAATAAACTATACAATTTCTTTTTATCAATATCATTTGCTAAATCATATTCCAATGATACACCAATCACAGTAGCAGCTGAACTACTAACTATAAAAGCTATATCAGTTTCACTTGCGATATCAAGCGTTCTTAATTTGCTATGCAGGTTTTCAAAAGCACTATCAGTTTCGTTAGTTAAATTTGTATCAAAACCTCTATCTATATCTATTATTGTTGAGTTATCAACTTCTAACGTCAACCCTAATATTGAAGATATAATGTGTTTTACTATAGTTGCTGTATTAGTTTCAGTTGATAAGTTTAATTGATAATTCTTCAAAGAACTATTATTAAATGCTTCATCAATTTCATTAGCAAGGTTTATTAATTTTAACTTACTAATACTTGTAATGTTAGCAGTATCTTCTTCTAATGATAAGCCCAATATAGCACTAAATATATGATCTATTGCAAACGCTTCATCAGTTTCTTCAGATGCTCCAACTAAATTAGTTAGTGGTATAGATACAACAAAAGAAGTATTATCTTCACTAGGTTGATTAATCACTCTTATTTTTGGTACAAAAAGAGGGAATGAAATATCAGTTTCATCTATAATATTTAATAATATTGATTTTAATTCATTAACAGTAAAACCTAAATCTGTTTCACCAGCTTGATTAATCAATAGCTCTTTCAGACCAGTAATTAATAAACTTAAATCAGTTTCATTAGACTGTCCTATTAATAATTCTTTCAGACCAGAGATTAATAAAGCTGAATCAGTCTCATTACTTTGACCTATTAATAATTCTTTTAAACCTGTTAATAGTAAACTTAAATCAGTTTCATCAGATAATCCAATTAATAATTCTTTTAATTTAGAAACCAATAAAGCTGAATCATTTTCATTTGCTAATAAAATAGCTTGTGAAATACCAGAACGAATCACATCAAAAGCAATATTAGTTTCAATTGCTATATCAATGACTTTTACAATTGCTGCTCTAATAACATCAAAAGCAATATCAGTTTCATTTGATAAGCCAATTAATTTTTCTTTTAGTGTATCAATTGCAAAGGAAGAATTAACTTCAGTTCCAACATTTAATAACCAAGTACTTAATGATGTTTGAATAATTGAAGCAAAATCAACTTCACTTGATAATCCAATTTGATTAAAATTCTTTCTTGAAACACCAAATGATGAATCATTTTCTAACGCTTGGTCTAGTATTGCCCAAAGACCTCGTATTGAATTAATTGATAATGTAGAATCTGATTCAAGTGACAACCCAATATCTTGGAATAATGGTACAATTATATAATGATCAAAACCAACATCCCAAGCTTCAGTAGCATTTCTAGTATCCCCATCAATATCCTCTGTAAACATTGCTGAATAATTTATACCAAAATGTCGTAATTTTGAACCTTGTGCTTGATGGAAATTTTTATTTGCATAATTAACAAAATCTACTGATGTTACATCTATTTCTACGCCCATATAAACTTCAAAGTTATCATCATTAGCGGCGTTTTTCTCACAAATGAAATTATTTCTATAGTCAGACCATGTCTCATGTGCAGCATCTATAAATACACTATTAACAATATTAAGTTTTGTAGGAGACGATGGCCTAAACAACACATATATATTATTAAACACGCAATTGTATATTTTATGTATAGTTGCTGATACACTTTCAGCAGATATAGCACCTTGGTTTGTATCTGGATAATTTAGAAATAGTGAATTATATATAACAGTTGATAAGCCATGAAGATATGCAGAATAATGTGAACCTGTAGCATTGAGATTCCCATCAAATATACAATTAGAAATCACACAAAAATCAGAAAGATCACGAAAAATCAAAATCCTTGATGTCGTAGCAAATAGTGGTTTATAAAAATTAATCCTATCAAGAGCAATATAAGAACATAACAAATCAAGTATATATGAACTACTAGTTGTACTTACTTTAAACCCGTCACCTATGATTCCTTTGTGACTCTCATCAATGGGAACTGTGAGTTTTATATTATTTATTGAATCACAATTTTCATTAATATATTGTATAGAATCATCTAATCCTGGAGAAGCCCAGTCATCATAACAATCAGCTTGCCATTTTTGATTCTTATCAATTAAATTAGTTGGTGTCAAAGTAAGAAATGCTGACAATGAAGTAAAATAACCTTTATACTCTGCTTGCTCTGGACCGGTCATACTATCCCAACCAGTAGTTGTACGAATAGCATATTTAATTAAACGAAGCGGAGGTCTTACAACAAAAGAAGAATCAACTTCTGTTGATTGGGTTAAAAACACATGTTTAGGCCCAATAACAATAAATGCAGAATCAGTTTCTAATGATTGATGTATTGTAAATAGTATACCTGCTGAAACAATTTGAGCAATATCAGTTTCTATAGGTAAACCTAAATCAACAGTTTGATCTAAAACAGCATAAAAATCAGCACCAATATCCCAAGCCCCAGAAGAAGGTTGTGTATCTCCATCAATATCTTTAATAAATTCTGAATAAAGATTTATTCCCTCACCTATTAAAGAAGACAATCTTGATAAATGATAATTATCATTTGTTACGCTGAGAAAATCTGCAGAATCTACATCTGTAATAACAGGATTAAAATTAGTGGCATTTGTAGTTCCAGCACTATACGCATTATTAGAACTATCTGCTGTAATTCCTGAAGACTCACTTAAAACTTTTGTACAATCATATAATACAGTATTTTTAACTGTTGCAATGCTACCAGAATCTAATTGAAATCCTCTATCAGCATTAACAATCGTCACATTATCAGCAAAAATAACAGCAGTTGAAACAGTATTTGCTGACATTGCAGTAGAACCTGTACTACCTGTTCCGAACATTATACAATTTCTTATAGTCTGAGAACTTCCTCTACAAACAATTGATGTATGGTCTCCATCAACATTACTATCTATTACCAATGAATCAACCAAACCACCAATACTTCCATAATCAAATTTTAAATTTAATGACCAGCCCCCATATAAACTTTTACCAAATCCTATATTATTAATTCTTGAATAATCTGCTGTTAAAATAATTGCATAATAATAACTGTCACTATAAATAAGAAATCCACTATCTCTTAAACCTTGGTGATATTCAGAAAGTGGTGAAGTGATTTCAATATAATTAACTGAGCTAGTTCCACTTGATGTAAAATTAGTATAATCATTTAATCCAGGTGACGCCCAATCTGCATAACAATATGCCTTCCAACACTCGTCAGGTGTAATTAAATCATCAGGAACAATAGCTTTAAATGCTGATAAAGAAGTGAAATACCCAGAGTATTCTGCTTGCTCAGGGGCAGACATACTATTCCAACCATCAGCAGTTCTAATAGCATATTTAACAATTACAGTTTGCATAACTAATGCTAATGCTGAATCAGCTTCTATAGCTTGTAATATAGATGTTAATCTATCTGGCACAATTGAAAAAGAAGAATCAGTTGACTCTGATAAGCTAATAACTTGCTCTTTTAGCCTATTTATTACAAATGAATTATTAGTTTCCTCTGATAAATTAATTGGTATATTTACTGAAGTTATTAGTGCTAATGAAGAATCAGTTTCTTCTGGTAGGTTAATTGCCTTATCTTTTGCAGAGTTTAATAAAAAACTTATATCATTAGTTTCAGATAAGCCAATAAGTTGATTTTTTGCAGCACTTAATTGAAATGATTCGCTAACACTTTCTGATAATCCAATTACCTGCTCTTTTAATATTGAATTAGCATTAGAAATATCAACTTCTTCTGAAAGACCTATTACCTGTTCTTTTAATGTTGATAATTGAAAACTAACGTCAGAGCTTTCTGTTAAACTAATTGCTTGTTCTTTTAATATTGAATTGGCATTAGATATATCAGTTTCATTCGTTAATCCAATATTAATACCAACTACAACAGTTGCAGCAAGTGCTAATGCTGCAGTAGTTGGAAGCCCTGTAGTAATACTTTTAACAGGATTTATCGAAGCAGAACTACTGGTTGTTAATGGTAAATCTGTAGGAATAGTTTGACTACCATCATCATAAGTAATGGTAAACGTTAGCTCATCACGAAGCATTGCCGTATGAGCATTTGTATTATTTATGTGGTCATTACTACCACTTATTGATAGTGTAATGCTGTTAGAACTTGCTAAACTTAATCCAGTAGAGTCTACACCAGTACTATTAGCCCAAGAAGTTGGAGCAATATAACTAGCAACAGCACTTGATAAATTAATAGTTGTTGCACCATCTATTAATGTAGCACCACCATTAATAAGATAGTTTGCGAAATCATAAATTGTACATTTATGATTCATTGAAGCCACTGTTACACCTGTAATGGTAACATCAGAAGGCACACCAAGCCCTTCCCAAGTGGTGGTTAAATCCCAATGCCCATTAAGTTCAGTGTTATTTCTACCATCACTAACATAACTAAGAGAACCATTAGCAGGGTCTCCATCTGTACCATCCCAAACACCAGTAGATTTTCCAGAATCTGATGTAAAAGTAAATGATTCAGTATCACTTGGAAAACTAAATGTTTTGACTAATGTTCCCATTAGCTAATGCTTCCACTTCCAGGCAAAAATTCCAAACAAGTTCTTATCAATGCTTGAGCAGCACCAGGGGCTAGTTCTTCTAATCTTGCTTGAAAATCAATATATTCTTGCCCTGTAAGAGTATGTGGTTTATCAGTTTGATTCTTAATAATAGGTGTTTCAAGCAAAGTATAACCAATATGGATAAGATTATCAGCAATATTAAATGCAAAGCTGTCTACCTCTTGCCCTCTAATTGTTCCAGAAACATCATATGGTGTGTCTAATTCTTTTTGTTGACCCATTATTTTAACTCCACTTTATCATTTACATAGTGATATTTTTTACCATGTAAGACTTTCATTCGTGCAGACTTAAATAAACTATGCCGAAATGCTGGAATTTTTGAAATAGCAGAAACATTTCTAAATTCTTCATTTGGCATAATTAATCTACTTTTATCAGATTGAGAAAATGGAACATTTTTAATAATTGTAAAAATGCTAATATCTTCTTCAATCGGACTCCATTGGTGACCATCTTCATTTGTAACATAAACTGTGTCACCAGCATCAAACCCACCACCAGCATTTTTTCTTAATAAAAGTTCCATAATAAATTCTCAACTTAGAATAATAAAGCTCTGATACGACTATAATGCGCTCTGGCTTCACGGCCTCTGGTTGCCAGAAGAACATTACGACCCTTGGGGGCAGCATCTTGATTCCAGGTTGATACACCACCTTCAGATTTGGAGCCATCTTTAACAAGAATAACCAAAGCTCCACGTTTTTTAGGCATCAAATCGCTACCAGAAACAGCAGACTGAATATCCATCTTGGCAACTTGAAAAGCAACTTCAAACCAATATGAATCAGGCTTATTGCGAGTAAGACCTTCATACATTTTTTCAGAAAATCGAAGAACTTCTGGCTCACCATCAGGTGCTGTATTTACTTTTTCAGGCCAGTTTTCATCAGCCCAAAGTTCAGCTAAAATAGCAGGATAAAACTCTTCTGCATTTATTTCAACTTTACCAACAGCAATCGCTTCTGCCCAACTAGGCAATGTTGCATTTGTTTCCATTTTAATACTCCAAAATTAATTTATTTTTAACTTATTTCAAAATGAAATAAAATTACGATGCTCTAGCAAAACCAGCCGCATTAATCTGTGCTGTAATATCAGAACCATCAGTTGTAACAGCAAAATCATGGTGCGTCATTGGAACACGAGTAGCATCTGCAGCCGCATCTTCATAAGCAACAATTAATTTCACTAACGTGTTATCAAGCGTACCACCAGCAGAAGTCCAAGTTTGATCAGGAACATCAACATCAACACGATCATTTGAGTCATCAACTGTTACAGTGCCCGTTAAACCTTCTTTACGACCATAATTAGTAAAATCAGCTTCTGTGTTAGAGCCAGCTAGAATAGCGGCAAGGTCATCATAATCACGCAATGTAGCGTCAGCTTCAGCTACCTTTAAAAGCATAATTAGAACATTGGTATCATCATCTCTTACTTTTTCAGCAAAAGCACCTTTAGATATATTAAAGACTTCATCAGCCATTGGACTTTCCTCATTTTGATTAAAATTAATTTATCGCTTACACCAGAAAGCCTCAACAAAGAGGCTATTTTCACACAAATTTATTATTATTTAATTAGCAAATATAATAATGTAAAATAACTTACTGTATAAATAATCCAGAAAAGTTTAAATTTTATTTTTTCACTTAATTCTTTCATCTTGATTCTTCGGTTGATATTCAATATGAATATGTGTTTCATGCCACACTACATCAAATGCATCTGCCAGAACAGATTTAATTCTTTCATACATATCTCTTGGCTCAACTAACGTTCTTGTTCTTATATCAATAGCAAGCCCAAGATAATGAAATGAGCCTTCTTTGTGCTTCCCATCTAATGCAGCAGTTATGATTAAAACTAAATCCTGTTCTGCATAAAAAGGTTCAATATCATAGATCATATCCCACATAACAGGTTGCAAACCTCTCACATCAACACCGTCTTTTAAACCAATCATAAATTTCTACTCATTTAAAAAGTTTGTCTAATTTTAAATCTAATTCATTAACCTTGCGATTAATTTCAGTGTGTTCTTTATCATTCTGTTTGCATTTTAATTCAAACAATTCATTTTTAGCTCTTGCTTCTGTTCCAGTATATCTATCTTGACTTCTATTTACAGCCACTTCTTTTAAATTCGTTAATTTATTATTCAATAAATCCATTTTACCTGTTAATGAAGCCATGGCTACTTTATTAACTGTTCTAAAATCAGCTAATATTTTATCTTGCTGAGTAGAATTAAATAATAACCAAGCCAGTAACATCAATATTCCAGTGCCCATCAACCCCAATGTATACCTCATCCACGCTGGTGTCACCTCTGATCGTATCACTTGCCTGACTTCTTCTTTTGTACACATAGTCATCCAATTTTTTTGGTATCAACAAGATTCTTTTTATCAAAAGAGCGCATACTGCCCAACCCTAATAAGCCTAATAACAAAGGCAGCATAACTGATAAATCCATTGGTGGGGGCGGTTCTCCTGTCATATTAGAAAAAGCCCATACCCAAATGAGTAAAGGGTGTAATAAATATTGAAATGCTAATCCAAATCCACAAACCCAAATAATAAAAGGACGTGATCCAGCAACGAACATTGAAGTGCTTTTTGCTTGTTCAATATTAACATTAATTTGAGCAAGCATTAATTGAACATGCGCATTTAATTCAGCAAGATTTCCTTTCTGTTTTAATTCTTCAAGTTTACGCATTTCTTCAGCACGTTTATTTGCATCTGGAAAAAGTTTTTCCAAAGCAATTTTACCTAAATCAAAAGCTGCTGTAAAAGGATCAAGTGACATTAAATTTCTCCAGATAATCTTCTAATGCTTCATCTGCTATCATTCTAGCTTCGTGTCTTTGTTTATTATTAAATATACAATCCATGTAAACTTTTAACCAGACATTTTTAGTTTGATAATTTTCATCAGGCTCATCAACAATTAACATATTTTCTGGTGTTTCATAATCCTTTGGTACATTTAAACCACCATGTATTCCACTTCTAAAATATCTTTTTGGTGCTGGAGCAGGTCTTTTATTAATTTTTCCCATAATATTATCCTACAAATATTTCTTCTGGCTCTCTGACTCTTCTGAGAAATTGACTAGTCATATCAGCTTGGTCAAAATTCTCGCTATTTGGAAAATTTTCCATTTCAGTTTCATAATCAAATAACCAAGGTGCTTTATTTGGCAACCAACAATTTCCAGCTTCTATAGCAGGACTTTCATTACTCAATCTAACAAGTTTATCGCCTTGACCAGTTGGCTCTATTGGCACTATGTTAAATGTAGTTTCAAATTGTAAATCTTGTATTAATTGTTGACCAGAAGCTTTGTCTTCAATCAAGCACTCATGTGGCCTCCATTTCTCAAGTAAGTTTATCACCTTTCTTTTCAATATTGGGTAAATAACTTTGTCTTTCCAAACATCAACTAAATAATGCCCAGCATCAGTAGTTATCCAAACACCACAAACAGAAGGGTCGTTTATTTCCTTATCTTTATTTGCTGTATCTAAAGATAGTCTCATTGTATAATGTTCTTTCATAGTAGGTGCAACATCATATCTATTAAACCATTCAAGCCTTACAATACCACCACCTTTTGGTGAAGGTCTTTGTTGTTGTTGAGCTGAATAACCATAACTTCCAAGGCGTTTTTTAAAACTGGCAATTTCATCTTTTCCAGCACGCTCTTCATGTAATAATTCACCTTGTTTTCTTGTAATAATTCTACCACTTCTTGGAAACGTTATTATTTGCGCAGTCTCAGCTTCTTGAGGTATTACAACTTGCGTCCAACCATCATCTTCAGAAAGCATTTTTCCAGTTGGATCTTTTACATGTAACCTCTGCATAACAATAATTTCAACAGCAGTCTTGGGGTCGTTTTTTCTAGTTGACCAAGTCTGGTCTATCCATTCATTAGCAGTGTTCCTTTCTGCTTCAGACATTGCCATACGTGGATTAATTGGATCATCTTGTATAAGAAAATTACCACCATCCCCAGTAGCACTTCCTCCAACAGATGTGGCAATTCTATGTCCACGTTTTGTTGTTTGAAATTTATCTTTAGCATTTTGATCCTTTGCTATTATTGTTTCTGGAAATAATAATTTATACCATTCTGATTCAACTATTAATCTTGTGTCAACACTATGCTTAGTTGACAATTTACCAGAATAACTAGCGCACATAAATTTTTCAGATGGGTCTCGACCTAACCCCCATGCCGGAAAAGCTACAGTACAAGTGTTTGACTTCATAAATCTTGGTGGAATGTTTATTATCAGTTTTAGTATTTCACGTTCCCAAGCTGCTTCAAGAAATTCACAAATATATTCTATGTGCCAATTCATTTTTAGAATAGCACCTGGGTCAACTATTCCAAATGCTTTGATAAAAAATGAAATTAAATGCTCACGTTGCTCCCTTCTTTGAAGCATAGTTTTGGCAGCTTTTTGTTTAATTTCCTGTGTTGCTATCATCTTTATTATCCAAAGCTATATTGATATCATCACCTTTTATTATTGATTCCAACATTTCATCTGTCATTTCTTCAGTACTGTTGAAGTGTTCAATACGATTTACATTTTCAATAGATTTCTTTTTGGAGTGTAAATATTCCGTTAGGCTAACAATATGCTTTGATTGAATCTCATTGCTTGGTTTTGTTACTGATAAAGCGTTTGCGATTAATCCCCAAAAATCATCTAACGCTGATTGTTTTATTTCACCATCCTGAATATCAACAAGTATTTTATTCCATTTATCTTTTATTTTTGGTAAATCAGAATGTGGAGTGTTAACTGGCTTGCCCATAGCAAGTTGTGCTGATAGCTTGAGTGGGTTACAACCAATTTCTTCAAGTGTTTTTTCAATATCTGACACCAGAAACTCCAATAAATTTATTTATACTTTTTACCCTTTTATTATATCTTAAAATAAGAGATAATAGAAGGTTTATTTTTATAAAAGCGACCCTAACGTTAAGATTAAGTTTTTAATATAAGGCTATTTAAGAGGATAAAAATATTACCTATAGAATCCTATTAAATATAGATTTAAGCCTATGCAATAAGTCATTTACCCTATACAAACGCTATATTTAAGGCTTAATAATAGTCTATAACTTTCAACCTTTCTTTAGCATAAAGTCTGAATCCTCTCTCAGTTAATATTTCCAATGTATGATCAACAATAAACTTCCAAGACTCTGTATTGCGTCTGTACATTAAAACAGGGTCTTCACCTCTATCTTCTGCGCTTTTAATTGTCTGTTTCCACCACTTGTTAATTTGTAAAACCTGACACCTTTTCACTTCAACACAGAAACAACCGACCCCAACTAAATCACCTCCACCACTTCTAACTTGTTCTAAATTGCGTTCAGGCATGATATGTAATTTCAAATTATAAAACAACCAACTAGCAGCCTGTCTTTCACCACTAGCACCTTTGTTTCTTGAGTTAATTCTTTTCTTTGCCATGTTTATTTCCTTAACTGAATAAATACCATGTAATAAAACCGATACAAGACACTGCACAAATATCAATAGCAATAAGAGTAATAAATAATAATCTTATGTGTTTATTGTGTCTAATATTTTCGTCAATAAATTTATCTAATGCATCATTATGTTTCATTTTAATCCACCAATATGTTAACAACAGGTTTATCTTTTATCATTTTTATTAATTCTTTTGCTTCTATGATTGTAATCTTTCCTTTTGATACAGCTGAAATAACCTCTTTCACTGTATTGACTTCTATCTTCCTTAAATCTCCAGCTTGTTGTAAAATTGGCATAACAGCATTAAACAACATATCCTGTGATTTAATATCACTTTGATCCATGGCGTTTTTTATTTTGCCTTTTGCTCTATCAGAAACTGCTCTAATTGCATTAGCACCTTCCAATAAAATGTATTGTCTTAATACCTCTTTAGTCATAGGCTTAGAGTCTAAAATCTCTGAGATTGTATCTAATGTATAATTAGCCATGCTCTCATGATACTTTGCTCTTTCCTCAGAATCAGCTGACATGTCATTCCCAAAGTCTGGGTCTTCCATTGCCTTCATTAATTTGATTACATTTTTGGCATTGTTAGCCATGTTTTACTCCTTTTTGCCAACGTTGACAAAGGTTTTGGAAAAAATAATTATAATATACTTATATTATTCAATATACTTTTGGATATACTCTTGAAAGCCTAGTATTAAAGGGGTTAGAGGGCTTTAGAGAGAGAGTATATATATATATGATTTTATTCTTACCCTCTCTCGCGCCCTCTCGCGCTCGCGCAGACCTAAACACATTTTCATATTTTTACTTTTTTGCGCGTTCTAACTTTTTCACTTTTTCACGTTGTCAGACTCTCACTTTTCTAAAAACGCCCCTTCTCGCCCGCGCCCTATATATTCTATATATTTATATATTTAGCTCTAAGTTATTGATTTATATAATGTTTTCGGTCAAAGTAAAATATATATAGCGATATATTTATATAGATTTACTTTTTGGCAACCTTGCCACTAACGATCAATTTAATATATTGCCCTTTGAAATTCACACCAAGAGTGTTTTTGATTTCTTCATCGCCTTTTCCAATGATTTTCCATACCGCTGGCTATTGTATTAATTTGATTTGTTCCAAAAGTTAAGTATGAATGTTTAAACAGGCTGTGACTTTGTTCTTGCTTATTATGTTTGTGTTTGTAACCCTTTGTATGTAGCTTTTCAAGCATAAATTCAACAATAGCTTGAACCAATCTTGAATCACTTGATTCTGTATTTCCCATATTTGCTTTCATTGATCTTTTACATTCTTTTACATATGAAATTGCATAATCAATATGTATTTTATTTACAATATTAGCAGTTCCATTTAATATAGATTCAATATAAGCATACAAAAGAGCTTCTGATTTCACTTGAGCAATTTCACGAACAAACATTGATCTTTCTGCTTCTGAAATTGAATTGCCTTTCTTTCTCAAAATATATTCTTTATCAACCATTTCTTCAAATACTTTTTGTGTATAATCATCTGGCTGGAATAAAACATAATTGTTAAACTCTACATTTTTTAAACTTGGCCCCATAAATTTTGATTCTTCATCAATTTGATATTCAAAATTTTCACCTCTATTTGCTTCCATCACTAACATTTTTAATTTATCAATTATTGATTCTGAGAATGGAGAATATGCTAATTTTCTTGGTTTTGAGCAGGGTTCACTAGTGGCAAAATGGTGAAATTTTCTTGCTTCATCGCCAGAGTTTATACTGTCTTGTGTAAAATTATGAACATAAGAAGTCTGAGTTGATTCTTCAAGAATTGATAGAGTTGTTCCATAAACATCAGGCAGGGCATCAGCGAAATCAGATACATCATATGGAGAATAAGAACCCTTTACAATATTCTGCATAATATATTGTTTTACTTTCCATACATCACCAGATTGTGATTTACTGGCAATACCAGCTTCTGGAATAATAACACTCATAGAAGGTGATCTAATGAGCTTTACATGAAGTGCTTTAACACCATATGTTCCTTTTGAGCCTCTATAACATTTTAATAAGTCATTAGAGGTATTCATTATTAATTGTTCAATTACATCATTTAAAACTTTATTTGGTGTATCTTTACCAACACCTTGATCTGCTAATAAAATATTTATTTGTGAAAGAGTAGAAGCTTGAAAACTTGCTTTTCTTCCTAACAAAGAGCGTGTGACATGACGAGCAGAGATTATTGAAATTTCTTTGTGAGGCCATGGCATTCTTTCCCATATTTCTTTAGCAAATACACCTACAAAACCAGGTGGCCAGTCATGTCTTGTTATTTTTTCACTTTTCTTTGCTATTGTTATAATTTCTTTTTCTTCAACATAAACTTCAAGATTATAATTTTTACCACCATGCGCGTGTGAGAATATTCTTGGAGCTGTTGATATTAAATCAAGATATGCAACTTTTGAAAAATAATCATATATTTCTGGTTCAAAAGGATCATAGCATCTTTGTCCATGATATACTTCTGGATTCTTTAAAAGTTCTGATACAAAAATATTAGTTCCATCTGATAAGAGAATTTCAAAGTCTTGGTTTAAAACTTCTGACTCTCTCATCTTTAAAACATTTTTTCTGGAGTGACCCTTTTTTACTTGCTTATCAATCCATACTTCTGTTTGTTTATCAGCATTTTTTACAGATAATGCCTTTGCCGCATTAACAAGTTCATTATAATCATTTTCTTCTTTGGTTGATAAATCAGGAATTGAAGATGTGTCAATAGGTTTATTTGAATTATTATAAATTTTTGTTTGAATATCTTGATGGTCTGGTTCTTTTACATCAGCTTTGATAAAACATAAACGTTCAGGACTGTTTACAGCTTTGTCCATAATTGTTCTTGGGTGCATTCTTCCAGCTTTATCAATAAAAATATAACCATGACCAGATAACCAAAGACGTTTAAAAAGTATTGTATTTAATCTTTCGATATCTTTTGAATCTAAAATTGATACAAGAAAATGTTGTCCTTTGATTGGTGAACCATTAATACATGAAGAAGATGAAGTTTTCCAAAAGGTTGGTGCTTGTTCCAATTCTGGAACAGCTTGTTGATATGCTTCTAAAAGTTGATCACGGTGTAAAGGTGTTCCTACAGGGTCATAATCAATTAATAGAAATCCAGGATTATCCCTGTATTTAAAATTTTCTTTTGTTCTTTCAAGAATTTGATATTCAGAACCTTTACATGTTATTTTTATTGCGTCAACATTTTCTTCATAAGTACCAAAACCAAATGCATTTATTGCGCTAGACCCATCTACAATTTCTTGTAGTTCAGCTACATTTTTTATTTTTATTTTAAATGCTTTGCCTTGTTTTAAAGTACCTGGGTGTTGGAGTTTTCCATCTATGAATCTTTTTGATATTGGGTTAAGTGTGGATTTGTACAACGTGAATATTGTATGCATAATTATCCTTATTATTATGAGTGTGATTATGAATATAACCCATAAGGAAAAGCTACATTCATATCACTTAAGCAAGAGCGACTTACTAACTATATTATAGAGTAATAGGATAGGGAAAGATAGTCTAAAAAGACGCTAGAAGGGCTTAGAATATAGGTTTGAAAGGTATATAATAGGATAGATTAAAAATACCCATATAAAGGAAAGAGTAAAGGTTAATTTTAACGTTAGCAGAGTAGTTTCATTTTAAAGTTGTGCTATTTACTTGACGATTTTTTTAGTATAAAATAAAAACCTATTAAGCGTTAAAAAGAAACTAGAAAATCTTATTTGGAGATAATTATGTTAGAGTGGATTATTGCCATTGTAATATTATCATTGTGCTTTCTAATTGTTTGTGGAACAGTGTATGTGAGAACAAAATCGAAAATGCCAACTTCAAGAGAAATGTTGGACTGGGATTTTAGGGCTGTGAACAAATTAGAAAAGCCAGTTGGTTGGAAAAGAAATAGCTGAATTGATGAGAAGATATAGTAATTATTATGATAAAGATTATGAATTAATTAAAATTGGAGAATGACATGGATATTGAAAAACTAATTTTGCTTGATGAATTGAAAGCAGAATTAAAAGGCATTAAAGCCAGAGAAATGGAATTGAGAAAAGAAATTATGCTTGATATTTCTCATAGTTATGAAGGTACAAAGAAATCATTTGATTGGGTTGATCCTGATTTGGAAGGAACTGCCACGGTAACTTGTGATTTAAAATTAGCGGTTGATGAAGATGCATATCTTGAATATTTTGAAACAGATTATGTTGAAGAATTAACACCCGCTGAGAAAGCATGTATCACAAAGAAAATTACATATACAATTAGCAAGCCTGCGCTAAAGTACATTGATGAAGAAAGTGTAATCTATAATTTTATTGATTCTGAACCTGCTCTTTCAACTATTAAATACAAACTTGGTTTAGTGGGATGAGCAAACAATCAACAAAAAAGAAATATAGAGCATATTCTACTGTTGAAAAAACGTATGTGGAAATTGTTAAAACTGGTCAATGTGTTGCTAGATTTTCAGAACAATCTTTTGAAATTTTTGATTGTGATTCTAAATTAGAATTTTTCAAAATAGGTAAGTGGAGTTTAATGAATTGGTGCTTGTTTAAAGCAAAAGTAAGAAAGCACTTAAATTTTATTATTGATAATAAACATAAGCCAGAAGGATTTTTGAAATGAGCCTCCAATCTCAATTAGCCATTAAAGATGAACACTGGAAAGATTGGCCTATCCAAAAAATATTACCAATGTTTCCTGTGCTTTGCCCTTATTATGGTGATAATGTCTGTTCGGCTAGTTTGCTATATTGGATAGATGAATTTGGAAACCTTGATAATGAAATTATACAAGCCATATTAAAAAGTCTTGATATAAAAGATAAAATAAATGTTTTACGATACTTGGGAGAATGTGATGGGTGATTCAAGAATATTTGTAAATGAGGCAATGAAAAAAGCTGATGAAATGCTTTGTGGTAATTTGAAAATTGAACCAGAAAATATTGATGAAATAGTTGCATTAACTGCTTCATTTTTTCATCATGCTAGAAATGAACAACGTGAAGTTCTTTTATTACTTTGTGGTTTAGCATTAGACTATTCTATAGTCAAAAGGCAAACTAATGATTTTCAGAATATGATTGAAAATTATACTGGAATGTTGGAGGCAAAACTGGCAAAAGACAAAGGTGAATTGCAGTGAAATTCATCGTTGAAAAAGCAAGTGATATTGGCATAAAAAGAAAGCCAAAAACTGTAGAATTTGATACGTTAAAAACATTAATGGAATTTGTTGAAAAATACGACAAAGTTATTATTTATTCAAATAATAAAATTGTTATTTATAATGACTATGTAGAATAGTCTTTTTGGAGAATGAAATGAGCAAAATGGTAATAGCAAATATAAATGATTTAAAAGTTGTATATGAATTAACAAAAGATTATTTCAATATTGGAGATAAAGTTAGCACTAAATTATTATCAGAAGCAGGCAATATGCCACTATCAAGATATCATCTAAGTGCTGCACTCAGAGTATTAACTGAAAGGGGAATGTTTATCAATAAAGAGCCTGAAAGAAAATCAGGATTAGTTTTTGAATTTGTAAAATTAGTTGAATCAAAAGAAACAGAATATATAGGTGAAGTTCCACCTCTATATAGTAAAGAAATTCGTAATGTGAATACAAAAAATAGCAATTTGTATACTGTTACTTTTAAGAAAACTATAATGGTAACGCATGATGGTTTTAAAAACTTGATAAATGATAACAATGTTGAAGTATTATCATTTACAACACCAAAATAAGGATCAAGGTAAAAATGAATAATAGAAAGCAATTTAATAAAAAGAAACAACGTGCCAAAGTGAAAGCCGCACGTTTGGCAAATAAACTCAGGAGAAATAAAAATGCCAATTAAAATCACAAATACTAATGTTGCAGCAACTAATGTAAAAGTGCTTGTGTATGGGCCTGCTGGTATCGGAAAGACTGTACTATGCAAAACGTTACCAAATAATATTATTATTAGTGCTGAAGCAGGTTTGTTATCACTTGCTGATGATAATATTGATGTGATTGAAATCGACACTATTAAAGATTTAGCTGAAGCATATGAGTATCTTGATACTAATGAAATGCGAGCTAAATATGCAAATGTTTCTTTGGATTCCTGTACTGAAATTGCTGAAGTTTTATTAAGCAAATTAAAAGCGGAAAACAAAGACCCACGTGCTGCTTATGGTGCTTTAGCTGATCAAATGACTAAGATTATTAGAAAATTCAGAGATATGCCACATTATAATGTTTACTTTACTGCTAAAATGGCAAAAGTAACAGATGATGATTCTGGAATTACAACTCATTATCCGATGATGCCTGGAACTCAGCTTAAACAAGGATTATCATTTTTCTTTGATGAAGTTTTTGTAATGCGTATGGGTAGAACAGAAGCTGGGACTGATTATCGTTATTTACAAACTCAACCTGATTATCAATATGAAGCAAAAGACCGTTCTGGTAAATTAAAAAGAATAGTCAAAGCTGATTTATCAGTTGTCTTTAAAAAGATTCTTAAACAGAAAGTTGACGAAGATGCTGATAAAGTTATTGTTGAAGAAAACCATGAAGAATTAGTTGAAGTAATTGACAATGCTATTAAAGATGAGACTTTTGAAACAGAATCAACAGAAGGGGAACAATCAGCAGAAGATACAGGCAAATAATAGCCTTATACTAGGCTTTTAATTTAATCTAATAGGGTAATTACCTTAATTACTCTATTAACTAACGCTCTACGAAGGAGAATAAAATGGCTCAACTGCCAAGTAATTTTAACAGTAACACAGAAGAAGAAATGAATGATTTTTCTGCATTAAAAGCAGGATGGTATCCTGTTTCAATGGTGAAATCTGAATTGAAAAAATGTGGGCAAAATGCAAAAGACCCAAATGGAAAATACCTTTCATTTCGTTTTAAAATTCTTTCTGGAACAGGAAAAGGATCAATGTTTTTTACGAATGTAAATATCATTAATAAAAATCCTGCTGCTGTGGAAATGGCCAACAAAGAAATGAATACTTTGCGTAAAAGTGTTAATAAACCAAAAGCATTAGATACTGAAGAATTGCATGGCATACCACTTCTTGTAAAGGTTAATTTTGTCCCAGCCAATGAAGATAAAGGCTGGTCTGCTAAGAATGAAATTAAAATGTATGCTAAATACGATGAAACTAAAATTTCATTTCCAGTAGCTGGGCAAAATGCTCCATCGCAAGGTAATGATCCTGCTAATACAACTGAACAGGCAGGTAATGATGATATGCCTTGGGATGATGACTAAACTTGGAGCTGGGAGGTGAGAATCTCCCATTTTAATTATGCCAATACAAGATCAAAGAATTGAAATATCACCACAGAAATATAAATACCTTTTAATAATCAATAATACAAGACATTGGTTAACAATAAATAAATTAGCAAAAAGAAAAGAAGCAGTTCTTACATCCACTGGAATAAGTCTTCGTTTAAGCAATATGTTTAATGATAGTAAATTTTCAAATTTTAAAACTGTACTTGAATGCATTTCAAGACCATCAGAACGCAGAAGTAGAAGTGAAGGTGTTATTGATACTTCAGAAGCTATTAAATTAATGAACCAAAGTTTGTTGGAAAGGAGATAACATGAATGAAATTTGGAAATATAAATTAGAGGTTGTTGATAATCAAACTATTGAATTGCCAATAAATTCAGGTATTTTAAGTTTGCAAATACAACATGGAGAGCCATGCATTTGGGTTGCTGTGGATTTAGATGAAACTGAATCAAAAGAAGTAGAATTTATTACCATTGGTACAGGGAATGCCTTTGACATAAAAAATAAACATTTTCTTGGGACATATCAGTTGCATAAAGGTGCTTTAGTATTTCATGTTTTTATAAAAATATAAAATAGGAGACTTGAAATGAAATATTCAAAAAAAGAAATTCAAAAAAAGGCTATGTTTTTACTAAAATTAAAACATGCAGGTGATATGCAATATATAGAATTTTGCACAAGAATGATGCTTAAATCAGGACAAACTATGAGCTTTATTGAACGCAAAATAAAAGAATATGCATTGGGTGTAGTGTGATGAATATTGATGAAAAGAAATTAGAAGACTTGTTAACAACCACTGGTTTTAATTTAGTTAAAGGTTGTGAAATTAAACCTGCTGATTGTGATGGATGCCAAAATAAAAATATTAAATGTGGGATTTGTAAAGATAGTCTGGATTTAATAAGCCATTTTAAACCTAAGCAAAATGAACTGGATAAGTTGTTTATTGGTGCGCCTGTTATTCAGTGTTGTGAGCAGTCAGAGTGTTACCCAATTGTTTATCTTAGTAACCACAAAACGGTAGCAAATTGCAATATTAGACTCCCAACAATCAAAGAAGCACCTCGCAATGTATGGCTTGCACCTTGGCATAAACAACCAGAAAAGCTAATTAATTTGAATGCTTATGTAAAATTAAAAGACATGGATATGCTTTCACCAATAGATAATTGGTTTGTAAGTTGGGATGATGTAGAAGCTGTAATGATTATGGAGGACTTCAAGAAATGAAACAAATAAGCGATAAAGCTTTTAAACAATATCAATCTATGTGTCATGCCGCTGGTATTGAGCCTGAAAAGTGGACTTATAAAGAGGTTAAACCTGGAAAGTGGACACCATCAAAGCAAAACTTCTTCTTTAACCAAAGAGGGGATGTTGCTCCAGCAACAGAGCATACCATGCCAGAAATAGGTAGGGAAAGAAGCACCAAAGCCTTGTGCAAAATAGCCTCAGACCGGACTATGCGCGCTAATATCATTTCTGCATGGCTGGATTCTGAGGGAAGTGGTGAGCAGGATATCAGCAGTGGTAAAAAGCTATGTTGTATTTATTCTCATAAAGGAAAGTACTATATTTATGAATTATTAAGTTATGATTATCCAGATATAGTTTATATGCTAATAGAAGATGGTATTAAACTTTGTAAAGCCTTAAATGATGGTGTGGTGGTATTGTGAAAACAACCATATATAAAAATGTAGATTTTCTTGGCTTACCACTATCATTATCCATAGATTACAAGGCGAAAAATTATCTAACTGTGCTAGAAGGTGAAACAGATAAAACAGGGAAAGTAAGATGTCTTGTTGTCTCACCTTCTTTGGCATATGAATTAATTAAGGAGCTTCATAATTTATTAGAATGGTACAAATCCCCATTGTATCAATGGGCTAGAAGAAAAACACAAAATACAAAGGTGTTTAAAATAACAACTGAATAAAAATATTTTGTACCACACTGAGGAAATATAAATTATGGAACACTATATAGAAATAGAAATTCCAGCTAAAAAAGAACAAAAACTTATTAAAAGAACTTGTGACTTATGTGGTGATACAATATACCCACGTGAAAAATTTGATGCTGAAGAAGTTGAAATAATACACACAACTGGTAATTCTTATCCTGAAGGTGGTTCAGGAGAAAAAATAAAAGTAGATATGTGTGGTAATTGTTTTGATAAAAAATTAATTCCTTGGCTACTTAAACAAGGTTGTAATCCTGTTAAAACAGAATGGGATTGGTAATATTACAAAAATCATATTTACAAAAATAAGGATTCAAAAATGGTAATGATAAATCAAGAGAATACAAATACAACTTTATTCAAATTAAATGCACTAATAGCTAAACCAGACCCTATGAAAAGAAGAACATATTTAGGAATGTCTGGAACTGCTCACAGATGTATGAGAGCTTTGCAATATAATTTTCGTTGGGCTTCAAAGCAAGAAGAATTAGGTTTTAGAACACAAAGAATTTTTGAACGTGGCGACATTGAAGAAGCAAGAGTAATACGTGATTTAAAAAGAATTGGTGTTGAGTGTTATGCAATTATTGATGGCAAAAAAGTTGAAATAACTGGTGCTATTGGCGAAAAACAAGAAGAAATAATTGGATTTGCTGGACATGTTTTAGGACACACTGATGGACGTTGTATAAATGTTCCAGAAGCACCAAAAACAGAGCATAGACTTGAAATAAAGACTGCAAAAGCATCTAAGTGGAAATTATTTAAAACAAAAGGGTGTAAATCTACAAGCATAACATATTATGGGCAAACACAAAGCTATATGGGTGATTGCGGATTAACTAGAACACTATTTATTGTTATAAATAAAGACACAGAAGAGTGGCACATTGAAAGAATTCATTTTGACAAAGATTTTTATGAAGATTTGAAACGTAAAGAAATGATGGTAGTTACAACTGAAAATTTATTTGATAAATTAGTTGGTTTTGATGTAAAAATGAATTGCACTTGGTGTTCTCATAAAAATATTTGTAAAAATGATATGATGCCAGAAGTTAATTGTAGAACTTGTGGAAGTGCAGAAGTTCATAATGAAGGTAAATGGAAATGCGCTCATGATAATGATAATAAGTTTCTTTCAAAAGAAGAGCAAGTTGTAGCATGTACTATGTATGAGGTGTCAAAATGGTTGATGTAACTGAAATGATTTTAATATTGCAAGATTACGATGAATTAAACACTTGGGAATATGATTTTATCCAAAGTGT